TGTAGGAAATTGAATTGTAAACGTTCCGTTAGTTGCAGTTTTATCTCCACCAAAAGCAATCGCGCAAACTGCATCTGTTGTACTTGATCCAGTTCCTGTTGTTGTGTTGTAGATTAAAGCTGCGTTCGCTGTGAACGTTGCAGAAGAATAAGTTACATCAGAAAAATCTGTAAACGCAGTTGTTGAAGATAAAGAAACTCCTGATCTTGTAAGAGAAGCTCCACCTGCTGTGTATGCAGATCCAGATGTATTTGTAATTTCTTCAGAAGTTGAATAGTCTGTAGTAGAAGCACCTAATGTTGCATCACTATCAAATAACGCAATTTTAAAAGTATCACCACCTGATGATGAAAAATTGTGTTTACCTTGTAAAAGTTCTTGTTTGAAACTTGAACAGATTGCTGATGTATTTGCCATATTTTATCTCCTATAACGGGTTTGCTGAGTTGATTGGTATTCTGACTGTACCATCAGTATAGTCATCTCTTCTTCGTCTTCCAACTTGCTCATTAGCAAACTTCTGTATCTCCTGTTTATACTTGTTTTCATAAAGTGTCAACATATCCATAGGGCCTTTTAAAAAGGCAAAAGCCTCTGCTAAACAAGCAAATAATAAGCCATTTGGGAAGTTCAAGCTAATGTAGTTAGTGGTATTATCAGAAGCCAAGGTAGCTGGCATTTTATTGTAATGCACTCTAAATTTATAAGTACTATCTGGTGTTGGGGATAAATATATACGTCCAGAATTAGTATCACCATCTCCCGTAGCACCACCAAAAGAAGCATAGTATTTCGGTTTACCTCTTTTTGCAGATTCTGTTGATGGAACATATTCTTGTAAATAAGTAACGTCTTTCTTTTCTAACCAAGAGTTTGCACCTGTTGTTGCACTTGTAGAATCATAAACTTGAATACCCCTGATAAATAATGATCCGCCTGGAGCATTAATACTTTCTTGTCCTGTAACTAAATTTCCTGATTGTTGTTTTCTATCTGCATCAATAGGAACATCACGCATAATTCTATATTGTGCGTTTAAAATAACATTTTCTAATTGATCTGCAGTAAAAACATTTGAATCTACTTCTGTGTAGTTTCTAATTTGTGTAACTAAAGTGGTATAACTAATTCCTGCCATTATGCTGCTATCCTTTTACAAAACTCACAGCTAACCGTATAACTAGCGTGAATCCAACAATGTTGTTTTCTTCTTAATCTATACCAAAAAATTTTTATGCACTCAATGTAACGGGTCCAACTGAACATCCTATTCCTCCTCCTGATACTCCTCCTTTTGTAGCAGTATCTGTATCAACTGTAAAGAAGAAGAAATTTGCTACAGCGTAGTCTGTAGAAACTCTAGCATCATCTACATATAATCCTGTTGTAATTGTATAACCAGCAGCTTTTGCAATATTAGATCCAGATATACCATCAAAATTTTCTGGGTCCGTAAACTGAAAACGACCTCCAGCAGCTGTCACTGCTAAGGGTGCTCCTCTAAATCTATATGTTGTTGCAGTTGTTAATCCGTGACCAGGCGCTGTTACATTTATAATTCTAGAACTTGCAGCATAAGTTTCAAAAGCATCTGTAGGTAATAAATAAGGCACAGCGTTTTCTATTCTATCAGGTCTTATGTTTGCGAGAGATATTGCATCAGCACTCATTGGCTTTGGTTCTAATTGTGGTTGTTTTGGTTCGTACTCAGACATATGAACTAAAGATCCATTCCATTCTTTAACCATTTCATTGTATGGAAATTCTAAACCTGATCTATCTGATATAGCTTTTGCGTATTTACCCGATGCGTATTTTGGCATTATGTGCTTGGGTAATAAGCTTTAGGAGTAATATACGTACTCGAAGCTGACCCATCCTCTGCTAAAGCTCTAGCTAATTCATCTTCATACATTAATTTCATAGCTTGAACTAATTCTGGTTTATATTTTTGTGCAAGATAATAGGCTAATCCTGATACCATACAAGGAACAAATCTAAATGGAACATCTGTTGCATTTGTATAGTCTCCAACATCTTGAATTCTTTTTATAAAATAAAAATGCATGTCTTTTGATGCATTTGTAGAATCTGGTGTTGGATAAACGTGTATGGTTACTTTATCTACAAATCTCTCAACCCAATATTGATTGGGTGTTCCTTTTGAAAGTTTGTTTGAAAATCCTGCATAAGTAGATCTATCTACTTTTGTCATGGGAGAATCTGCCTGTGTTGTTTGTGTTCTATTAGATCTTAACTGTGCTTCTAATACATCTGACATTCCGTATACATCTGCAGGTGCAGTTGTGCTTGCACTTGTTCCGTCTCCGGTTGCTCTAAAAAAATTGTAATCGGCTTGTCCTTCAATTAAATCTAAGTTTGTAGATCCAATTTCCCAATAGTGAATACCTCTATTGCCCCACTCTTGAAACAATATATTAAGAGATCTTCTTGCTGATTTTAGTTGATAACCAGCTACATTTTGTAGACCAATACGTTCGTGAGCTTCTTCTATTATTTCATCAATAGCAAAAGTTTTGTCGAACGTAGTTGTTCCAGAAGTAGTATTAGCCACTTTATGCTCCTGTAATAGTTACAGTAACACTTCCACTTGATCCAGTTAAATGAAATACTATTCCATCTTCAAAAAGAATTCCTGAACCAGGAATGTATACTTCTAAACCTTCAGTGTTATACTTATATGTAGCCACTAAATTACCAGAATCTGCCTCGCCTGTAGTTGCGCAATCGTGCAACTTAAGAACAGAACTTGCTATTCCTTTTCCTTGAATAGAAGTAATTCTAGCTCTGCCAGCTCTTGATAAAGTATTAGAACCAATAGTATCCATGTGTAAAGTTTTTTGGTCACTTACCATATTTTATCTCCTTAAATTTTAAGTATGGGGCCGAAGCCCCACACTAATTACTTATTACGCGTCTGCGAATGGTGTTACTATAGTACCTGATCCAATCAATAAAGAATTGTGAACCATATATCTATTAGTATCAACCGCAGTAAAAGATACCACACTACCAGCGATTCCACCTTTTGTAGAACCGTTCATAGTCATAACATCATTACTTGAACTGTCGGATACGAAAGCTTTTTTCGAACCGTCATTAACACCAATCATAACTGCACCAATAAATTTATCAGTACCATCTGTTTTGATGTCCATATCAGTTGCAGCTGTTTCCACAAAAAAGTGAAAAGTTGCACCAATGTTATTTAAGTTATTGAAGTCAGTATCACCTGCAGTAGCACCATTACTATTTACATTAATACTTGGTAAAGTAAATTTACCGTCAGCATCATTTGTAAGTAAGATCTTACCTGCGTGTGTAGCAACTGTCAAAGTTGTGTCAGCTGTTAAGCTAACTGTCATGCCAGGTCCGAAGTTTTGAAATCCATTTTTGGAAATCACCGGTCCTGAAAACGTTGTTTTTGCCATATTTATATCCTCCTAGTTTATACGATCATAGTCTCTAGGCCGTCGACTATACGCGTCTATGATCTTTAAATTGTATAGTGGGTATTTTATATAGCAGATTATAATGAAGTGCAAGAGATTGCGTAGTGAAAGTACGTTTTCAGCGATGTAGCTTTTTTACTAAGTAGCTACTGAAACTTCAGGTGCTGCGTCTTCAATTTTGTTAGTAAGATTAGCTATTTTAGCTTCTTCTATCTTAATAGCATTAACAACTTCTCTAATTTTGTTGTCGATTCTTACCATATCCAAAGTATACCTTTGGTTATCACGCTGTTGCACCGCCCATTCTGTTTCGAGACTCCTCTTCATTTTGTAAAGGTCTCTCACTTGAGTTTGCATTTATGGTCTCCTCATAAGTTAGCCATAACTTAGATGAATCAATGAATCCATCTTTTTCCCACACAATATCATTTTTTCCTAGTTTGTCAACTAGTGCATTTTCAAACGCTTTATCATCATCCTCTGACGCAAGTTCAAAGTCTGCATAATAGCCGTATGCTCTGATTTGTATACGAAATGTCTTCATGAATCCCTCTTCTCTACCATAAAAAAAGGGGGCCTTCAACAGCCCCCTTCTTAATTAGTTATTACGCACCTGGTGACGCGAAAATACCTCT